CTATAGATTGGAAAAACACTGGGGATAATTCATATGATGGAGAAAAACTAAATCTACTAGTACACGATGAAAGTGGTAAATGGGAGAGACCTGATAATATACTTAATAATTGGAGAGTTACAAAAACATGTTTACGACTAGGTAGCAGGATTATTGGTAAATGTATGATGGGCTCTACTTCAAACGCATTAGATAAAGGTGGAGACAATTTCAAAAAATTATACAACGCATCAGATGTCACTTCGCGAAATAGAAATGGCCAAACAAAGTCTGGTTTATACTCTTTGTTTATCCCAATGGAGTGGAACTACGAGGGATTTATTGATGAGTACGGAGTTCCAGTATTTGATAATCCAAACAGGGATGTCTTCGACCCAGATGGTGAATTAATAGATTGCGGAATTATAGAACATTGGAATAACGAAGTAGAAGGATTGAAATCTGATCACGATGGATTAAATGAGTTTTATAGACAATTCCCAAGAACCACAGAACATGCATTTAGAGACGAAGCTAAGAATAGTATTTTTAACTTAGTTAAAATATACGAGCAAATTGATTACAATGAAGGAATAGGTAGTACAGCAAATGTTAATACAGGTAATTTTCAGTGGGTAAATGGAGTAAAAGATACACAAGTAATTTTCTATCCAGATCCAAAAGGTAGATTCAAAGTATGTTGGGTTCCACCACAACATATGCAAAATAAAATAATCATTAAAAACGGAGTTAAATATCCTGCTAATGAACATATGGGGGCTTTTGGATGTGATAGTTATGATATATCAGGAACCGTAGATGGTAGAGGATCAAACGGAGCACTACATGGATTAACAAAATTCTCAATGGAAGATGCTCCTCCAAATCATTTTTTCTTAGAATATATAGCAAGACCACAAACAGCTGAGATATTTTTTGAAGAAGTTTTAATGGCTTTGGTTTTTTATGGTATGCCATTGCTTTGTGAGAACAATAAACCTCGTCTATTATATTATCTAAGACGTAGAGGATATAGAGGTTATTCTATGAATAGACCAGACAAAGTTTGGAATAAACTATCTGTAACAGAAAAGGAAATTGGAGGAATACCTAACTCAAGTGAAGATATTAAACAAGCTCATGCTGCTGCTATAGAAATGTATATACAAAGTCATGTAGGTCACTTAGGTGATGGAAATTATGGTAGTATATATTTTAATAGAACCCTTAATGATTGGGCTGGATTTGATATAAATAAAAGAACTAAACACGATGCATCTATAAGTTCGGGATTAGCAATAATGGCTTGTAATAGACATTTATACGCACCAAATGCAAATATAGAAAAAGCAAAGTTAAACATAAATATCGCTAAGTATTCTAATACAGGTGGTATATCTAAATTAATTAAAAAATAATATGATAGGTAATCATAATTTTCCAAGTCAAATAGTTAGCGATTCTGAGAAATCATCCCATGATTATGGGTTGGAGATAGCACAAGCTATAGAAGCTGAGTGGTTTGACAACGGGAACAATAGATATTCTAACCAAGTTGGTAAATTCCACAAATTAAGACTATATGCTAGAGGTGAACAACCTATTCAAAAATATAAAGATGAGTTATCAACTAATGGTGATTTGTCTTATCTTAATTTAGATTGGACACCAATACCAATTATACCTAAGTTCGTAGATATAGTTGTAAACGGTATATCAGAAAGACAGTACTCTATAAAAGCTTATTCACAAGATCCTTTTGGTGTAGAAAAGAGAACTGCATACATGGAGAGTATATTAAACGACATGAAAGCTCAAGAGTTCGATCAAATGGCTAAAGATCTGATGAACATAGATTTAAAAGAAAATAAAGAAGAAGATATACCAGAGACGCAAGAAGAACTTGATTTACATATGTCGTTAAATTACAAGCAGGCTATAGAAATAGCAGAGGAACAAGCTATAAATGTTCTGCTTGATGGTAATAAATACGATTTAACAAGAAGAAGGCTTATATATGATTTAACTGTATTAGGTATAGGAGCTGTTAAAACAGGGTTTAATACTTCTGAGGGAGTTGTTATAGATTACGTGGATCCAGCTAACTTAGTCTATTCACACACGGACTCTCCTTATTTTGAGGATATTTATTATGTTGGTGAAGTCAAATCTATACCAGTTAACGAGTTAATAAAACAATTCCCAGATCTCACGGATTCAGAATTAGAAGATATGATGAAAAGTAATTATAAATATAATTATAGATCTGGTAATCGTGGATTAAATCAAGATGAGGATAAAAACAAAATAGAAGTTCTTTATTTTAATTATAAAACTTTTATTAATGAAGTTTATAAAGTAAAAGAAACGTCAACAGGATTACAAAAGTTAATAGAAAAAGACGATAGTTTTAATCCTCCAGTTGGAGAAGAATTAGCTTTTCAAAAAATAGGGAGGAAGATAGAATGTTTATACGAAGGAGCTTTAATTTTAGGTACTAAGAAATTACTTAAATGGGAGAAAGTTAAAAACATGATGCGTCCTAAAAGTGATTTTACTAAAGTTACAATGAACTATTCTATTTGCGCTCCTAGAATATACGAAGGACGTGTTGAATCTTTAGTTGGTAGAATAACTGGATTTGCAGACATGATCCAATTGACACATTTAAAATTACAACAAGTGATGTCTAGAATGATTCCAGATGGAATATACTTAGATGCTGATGGATTGGCTGAGATTGATTTAGGTAACGGAACTAACTATAATCCACAAGAAGCTTTAAATATGTTTTTCCAAACAGGTTCTATTATAGGTAGATCTATGACTGGAGATGGAGGTCAAAACCCTGGCAAAATACCTATCCAAGAAATACAATCAGGTGGAGGTGCTAAAATGCAAAGTTTGATTGGTACTTATAATTACTATTTACAAATGATTAGAGATACCACCGGATTAAACGAAGCTAGAGATGCTGCGACACCAGATCCAAAAGCTTTAGTAGGAGTTCAAAAACTAGCAGCAGCAAATTCAAACACAGCAACTAGACATATATTACAAGGTGGAGCTTTTGTAACACAAGAAATATGTGAACAACTTTGTTTAAGAATATCAGATATATTAGAGTATTCTCCTACGGCTAATGCGTTTGTACAAGCTATAGGATCACATAACGTAGCTACACTTCAAGAGATGAAAAACTTACACCTATATGATTTTGGTATATTTTTAGAGTTAGCTCCAGACGAAGAAGAAAAGCAATTACTAGAGAATAATATACAAACCGCATTATCTCAACAAACTATAGATTTAGAAGATGTTATTGATTTAAGAGAGATAAAAAATATTAAACTTGCTAACCAACTTCTAAAGATAAGAAGAAAAAAGAAGATGCAAAAAGACCAGCAAATGCAGCAAGAAAACATGAAAGCTCAATCTGACGCTAATGTCCAACAGACACAAGCTGCTGCTCAAGCTGAAATGGAGAAAGCTGCCGCTGCTGTACAAAACGAAATACAAGTAGAAACTCAAAAAGGAGAGATTAAAAAAGGTACATTACACGCAGAGGCTGAAGTTAAAAAAGCTTTGATGGATCATGAATTTGAGTTAAATATGAAAATGAAACAAATGGAACTCCAAATGATCCAACAGAGAGAAGAAAGAAAAGAAGTAAATAAAAGTACTAGAGAAGGAGGATCTCAATTATCAAAACAAAACCATGAGAAACAAATGGAAGATAAAAAACTAGTAAATGAACTATCTAAAAAAAGCTTTGAATCTTCTGGTAACGACGTTATAGGTGGAGGTATGAGATTAGGAGCATTTGATCCTAAATAAAAAACAGAAACAAATTATTAATTATTATTATATTATATTATGGCAAAAAAAGAAAAAGTAGTTGAAGAAATTATTGAAGAACCGAAAGTAGACGAAACAGTTGAAAAGTTAAAGGTTAAAAAACCTAAAATGAAAAAGTTTCAACAACCAGAAGATGGGATTATTAAATTAGATCTTAAAGAATTAGCTAAGAAAGCTGAAGATGTTGTTAAGATAGATTTATCAAAACCAATTGAAGAAATTAAAGTTCCAGAGGAAAAAGAAGACAAACCTGTATTACAAGAAATAACAGACGAAGTTAAAGCTGAAGAAGTAGCGGAGGTTGTAGAGAAAGAGATTATCGAATCAATAGAAACTGGAAGGGAATTACCTGAAAATGTCCAAAAACTAATGGACTTCATGGAAGATACTGGAGGAGATTTAAAAGACTACGTCAATTTAAACAAAGATTATTCCGAAATGGATAACCAAACTCTATTAAAAGAATATTACAAAACAACAAAACCTCATTTACAAGCAGATGAAATAGATTTTCTAATGGAAGATCAATTCTCATTTGACGAAGAAGTAGATGAAGAGAGAGATATTAAAAGAAAAAAATTAGCGCTAAAAGAGCAAGTTGCCAACGCTAAAACTCAACTGGAAGAGCACAAATCCAAATACTATGAAGATATCAAGGCTGGGTCAAAGTTGACCCCTCAACAACAAAAAGCTATTGACTTCTTTAATAGACATAACAAGGAGTCTGAGAATACTAAAAAAATTCACAGCCAAGCAAAGGATAGATTTTTAAATAAAACCAACGAGGTTTTTAACAGTGAATTCAAAGGTTTTGAATACAAAGTTGGAGATAAGAAATATAGGTTTAATGTTAAAGATCCAAACCAAGTAAAAGAAAGCCAAAGTGATATTAATAATTTCATCAAAAAGTTTTTGAATGAAGATAGTCAAATGGAAGACGCTACTGGTTATCACAAATCTTTGTTTACTGCTCAGAATTCTGATGCTATTGCAAATCATTTCTACGAACAAGGAAAAGCTGATGCTTTAAAAGATAGTATAGCTAAATCTAAAAACATCGATATGAGTCCAAGAGAATCTCATGGAACTCCAATTGGTGATAGTGGAATAAAAGTAAGGGTGTTAGATGGGGATGAT